AGGCTTCGGAGTATCGTCGGGATGCTGATGTGCGCTCGGAGCGGTTGCTGGCAGGTAATGGAGAGTATTCACGATTAACAAGTCGAAAAGATGGAAAATGTTTTGAAAGAAGTAGATAAACGCGTAGTTGTTTTGGAGGTAATCTATTACGGTACACCGTGCAAAATAGGCCACACTATTGATGAGATAGAACAAATTGTCACCTGCGACGGCGATATTGAATACCGTTGCAGGCAAACTTCCGATAAGTGGCTTTACTACGATACGGGACCTGTACGAACTTTCGAGCGCTGGTTATTTAACCAGCAGCCCAAGTACGGTAGCGATGTTAGCGGCGATAGAGGTAAACCGGTCAGCCCTGTCGGGAAAAGACGCTTTAAGGGCTTCAATTTCAAGCCCGGCTATCTATTTTGGGGCTGGGTAAAGAAAATACGCAACGTGTTTTCAATCAGATGTCACGTTGAAAGGCGTATCGCGGAAATCAGGCACGAGGAGGCTATTGAGACTCAACGGTCACTTTTCCAAGAAGTTTGTGTAGCGCTTCGTCGCTCATATCGATCCAACCCGCTAGGTCGTTGACTATTTCAATTGCATGTACCTTATACAATTCCTGAACCATGGTTTTTTGTTCATCAGTCAATACCACGTCACGTATAGCCCTGCTCAATGCAAGCGCTTGTAAGGATATTCCAAGCGCCTCTGCAGATATTTTTTCGATCTTCATAGCTTAAATTTTATGTTTTTAGAAGTCGCAAAGTTATGAAAATTTCCCGAAAGGTCAAATTTTTTCAGAAAAAAAGCCTTGCCGCCGGTGCGAGTTCCGGCACGGGAGCAATCAGTTGAAAGTTGAAAGTTGAAAATTGAAAATTTGAATAGCCATGAAGGATAAAAAAATTGGTTTTGAAAATCAAGGCAACGGGGTTGCATTGGCGAAGAAATTCAGGTGTACTACCGTTACGGTAAGTAAGGCGCTGAATTTTAAGACTGACAGTGCGCTGGCTCGCAAAATTCGGGCGGCGGCAATGGTGCGCGGCGGCATAGAGTATGATTTCGTTAGAGGAGGGCGTTATGAAAACAAATAGCGATTGGAAGAGTTTATTGTGCCGTCGTTTGATGTCGGAGGCATGGGCTGGCGGTTGTTGTATGGTTGATGTGTGCTGCGTACGCATGATGCGGACGCGCCCGCGCAGGATGTATGCTGTTGTGGTTGAGGATGGTTTTATCCATGTACTCACCGGGGCAAATGAGAACGAAATGGCGTTGGGGTTGAATAATGCTATGAAAAAAAGGAGGGCTTCGATATGAATAATGTAACTGAAATATGGTATGATAGTGGAAAGTGGAAAATTGAAAGTTGAAAGTGGAGCATCTGGAGTATATAAAAGGAGTGTTGTGCATACATGGCGGATGGCTGTATCGTGAGGGCGGTGTGATGACGGAGTATCAGTATAAAAACATGGTCAGGCGTGATCCGGTAGTGCATGTTACGAATGGTGGCAATGGTCGTGTTGCGTGGTTGAAGTATGACAGCCTTCCGGAGCGTTATCGTCGTGTTTATGAGAGTAAGCGCGGCAATCCGCATAAGGTAGCGGTTAAGAGTTTTTTTGAGCGCTACGTGGAAAATGACGTCAAGGCATTGGAGTTCTACCAGGATCACAAATGCGCCGATGGTCGCACTATCCCAGACCCTACTATTGCAGAATATGTAGCCAATGTTAATATTTTTAATGCTATCAGAACACTAAAAAATGAGATGCCAAAGGATAGACGCGTCATAAACATCAAGCGGTTAACGGGCGGTAAGTTTTGGGCGTTGATGCGCGATTATATTGTTGCTCTTAATCCATATCGAAAGGATGATGAACCGCCCAAACCGTGGCATAACTACAACCTTCCACAAAATCCGTGCCGTTTAGCCGACCGCTACAATGAATATGTCAAGGGCGGCTACGGGGAACTGATACATGGCAATTTTAGCAATAAGAACGCTATAAAGGTTACTGAAGATACTGAAAAGTTTTGGAATGATTTGTTTACCAGTCAGGGTGATAAACCGGACGCTGCAAAGATTTACGACCAATATATCGGCTTTTTGGACGGCAAAGTTGAGGTTTTCTGTAATGAGACTGGATTGGTTTACGATTATACGGATTTTCCGCGCGTGAGCCTTCCAACCGTCAGGAAACGTCTTTACGACTGGAAAAACCGTATCGGCAATGAACTTGTACGTAGCGGCGACCGCCATAAGTATATGGGCAAATATAAGCCTTACCACAGCATGAAAAAAGAACATTTTGGCGGCAGTCTGCTTTCTATTGATGACCGTCAGCCTCCTTTTGAGTATGAAAAAGGCAAACGCATGTGGTTTTACATCGGACAGGACGTTGGCAGCGGAGCGATTGTTTGCTGGGTTTACGGAAAAAATAAAAATGAACAGTTTTTGCTTGATTTTTACCGTCAGTTGGTGCGCAACTATGCCCAATGGGGCGTTCATATGCCATGGGAACTTGAGTGTGAGGCTTCATTTAACAGTAGTTTCAAAAACACTCTACTTCAGGAGGGCGTTATGTTTCAGCATGTACGCATTGAGCCAAACAACGCTCGTGGAAAGTACATTGAGCGCACAATAGGTAAATTTCGCTACCAGATGGAAAAGGAACTTGAGGGCTGGATACCCCGTCCACACGCGCAACGGGAGGCTAATCAGCCGGGAGCGGTAAAGCCGCCTGTTGTACCCTACAACGAATTGGTTCAAAATATATTGGCGAAAATTCAGACATGGAACAATACGGAACATTCGGCTATCAAAGGCAAAACACGTTGGGAAGTGTTTACCGAGCGTCAGCATCCCGACCTTTTGCCAGCCAATTACCGCGCTATCATTCCCCAGTTGGGCTATAAAACGGCTACGAGTTGCAGGGCTGGTATCATCAAGTTGCAACGTTCGGAGTTTCTGTTGGGCGAAAACGGCGCTATTGTAGTTGGCGAGCGTCTGTTGTTTTTCATGGAACAGATAGAAGGTAAAAATGTTGATGTTTATTGGCTTGACGACAACGATGGCAGTGTATTCAAGGCATTTGTTTACACGGGCGAGCGTTTTATCTGCGAGGCAATCGCCAAGCCGGTGTATCATCGCGCAAAGATTGAACAGACGCCCGAAGATGAGGCAAAACGCGAACTGATGAGTAAATACGTTGCCACGATTGAAGGTTTTGGACGTAGTCAGCGCAGGGCGTTGAGCCGCGTGACGGTTATCGACCAGCGCGACGTGTGCCTGAATAACAAGTTTGTAATTGCGGAGTTAGTCGATAGAGACGATACAGACGCACGGCCGTGCGTCTGTACGGCGGAATATGAGCCGGCAGTAGTATTTGATGAGCCGGAAGATGATTTAATAGCCGTTGAAACGGATTTTAAATATAGTTTAAAGAGAGTTTTTTAAGAAAATTTTAAATAAATATAGACAATGAAGATAACAGTAGAATTAAAGGAACAGATAGTAGCGGCAATGCTTTCGGGTCGCGAAAATTTTGAGGGCAACGATGTTGGCTATGCGCGTCAATTGGGCGTTCATGTGGCGGTTTATAACCGTATCAAGAACGGGGAGCGGGATAATCTGCTTTCGGCTGCCAAATGGTTGAACATTGCGCGCGAATTGGACGTTCAAATAGGCGAGCGCAGGTGGAAAACGGTAAAAACAGATGTGTATGACGCCGTTGAGAGTAATGTTCTTTATTGCAAGGAACACAGTAAGAGCCGTATCATCATAGACAGTTGCGGCATAGGTAAGACCTATACTGCGCGTCATTTGAGCCGCACGCTAAAAAACTGCTTTTATGTGGACGGCAGCCAGCACAAAAAAGAATTTGAAATGGTTCGCGCTATAGGTAAGTCAATAGGCGTTGGCGATAAGGGTAAGATAAGCGAAATACGCGCTAATACGAAGTTTTATCTGCGTTCGCTGACCAAGCCTGTAGTTATCATAGATGAGGCAGGCGATATAAGTTACAGCGCGTTCATGCTTTTGAAGGAGTATTGGAACGCTACGGAGTTTGCGTGTGGCTGGATGATTATGGGCGCCGATGGGTTGCGCGCAAAATGGGAAAAGCATATGGGCAACACCGTGGGCTATGCGGAGATGTTTAGCCGCTTCAGCGAGAGTTACGGACGTATTTCGCCGAGTATTGCGGGCGAGCAAACTGCTTTCTACCGCAAGTTGATAACGGATGTGCTACGCCCGAACATATCAGAACCGGACGGGATAATAGAAATGAACGGCAGAAAAGTCAAGAAGATTGATTATTTGCTAAATCGGTGTTTGACGATTGACGAAACGGGGCGTATAAGCGGATTGCGGAGAGCGGAAGGGTTGGCGATATTGCATGAGTAGTTTTATAGTAAATATTTTGTAGAAAATGAATTTAAATGAATTTGTAGAAAAGTTTTTGCCTGATTATGAAAACAGGTTTAGAGAGCACATAGATAAGTATTTCACTGTTAGTTTGGAAACTATTGAAAAAGATAGAGACCGGTTAAGAGAAGTAAAAAATGTTTTCAATGTGAGGTATTTTCCCGAGGCTCACGACAATTATACTGACCGTATTTGCAAAAAGCAGCGTGATAACAGTACAAAAACCAGAAATTTAGATATTAAGTTGAAA